AGCTGCTACAGCTTTGATTTTGGAATCAGGTTCAGCACTTAGCTCTGGCACTTTGGTGGCTGGAAGCATCTACGGCATCATTTATAACGGCAGCAAATGGGTATTGACGGGAACTGGAGCAACGGGAACTGGCGCAGTAGCATCTGGCGCAATTTACATCAATGCTCAAAATATCAGCACTAATTACACTTTCCCAACTGGCTACAACGGTGAAAGTGTTGGACCAATCACAATAGCATCTGGAAACACAGTCACCGTTACGACTGGTTGCAGATGGGTAATTCTTTAAAGGATTTATATGGGAACTCTTGTACTTAGCGGAGCAACTAGCGGTAGCACAACTATTGCACCTACCGATGCTGCAACAGTTACAGCTACCTTTCCAGGTGCTACTGGCACAGTAATGGTTAGCGGTAATATGCCAGCGTTTAGTGCTTATTCATCAGTAGCACAGTCTATTTCATCTTCAACCTATACTAAAGTAACTTTTGACACAAAAGAATTTGATACAAACAACAACTTTACATCTAGTAGATTTACACCCACAGTAGCTGGTTATTATCAATTTACTGCTGGAATTCAAGTTGCCGCTACGACAACTACACAATTAGTTTTTTACAAAAACGGTGCTGTATTCAAATATGGAAATCAATGTCCATCAATTAGTTATGTAACTAACAATTCAACTGCACTTATTTATTGTAATGGTTCAACAGATTATGTAGAGTTATATGCTTTGTTTGGTGCTACAAATAATACAAACCCTAGCAATTCATCTGTGTATTTTCAAGCATCAATGGTAAGGGCAGCATAATGACTTTATACGACAAAATTATGGCTTTATATCCTAGCCTTACTCAACAGGATTATATGACTGTAATCATTCTTCAAAACGATTCAGATGGCAAAGGCGATTACATTGCTAAATGGAATCACCCCACACTAGCTAAACCAACGCAAGAACAATTAGACGGAGTTAAATAATGGCATCCATCATTAACGCATCTACCACTTCTGGTGTTGTTATTACTGGTGACACCAGCGGTAATTTGTCTTTGCAAACGCAAGCTGGTGCAAATACTATTACTGTTCCAAATACTTCTGGAACAATGATGGTTAGCGGTAATATGCCAGCTTTTAGCGTGTATTCTAATGCTCAACAAACTGTTAATAATGGAACTTTTACAAAATTATCATTACAAGTAAAAGAATTTGATACATCATCTAGCTTTGATAATTCTACAAATTATCGTTTTACTCCTACTGTAGCTGGTTACTATCAAATTAATGGTGCTGGTCAAATAGCAACTGCATCTCAAGGATTGCTTGTTAGCATATATAAAAATGGAAGTGAATATAAAAGAGGAATTTGGTTTGGAAATGTTGCAAGCATAGGAAATCAATCAATAGTTTCAACTATAGTTTATTTAAATGGCTCAACTGATTATATAGAGTTGTATATGTATCAAGCTAGCGGTTCAAATTACTTAACAAATTATGGAAGTAATTCAACATATTTAAATGGAACTTTAGTAAGGGCTGCATAATGTACGAAAAATTAATAAAAATTTATCCTGAATTAGCAACTTTTAATTTTGCTAGTGGCGCAATTACACTTCAAAATGATGGTGCTGGCGATTACATTGCTAAATGGGAACATCCTACATTAGCTAAACCAACTGCGGAGCAATTAGTATGACAACAATTATTGACGGAAGTGCAGGAGTAACATTCCCTAATGGTAGTAATCCACAAGCTGCACCTAGTAAAGTGTTGCAAGTGGTTAATGCTACTTATGGAACTCAAGTAAGCTCATTAACTGCTTCTTTTGTGGATACTGGTTTAACTGCCACAATTACACCATTGTTTTCCACTAGCAAAATACTAATTATTATTAATCAAAATGGATGTTGGAAAACTAATGCCAATACTGCAAATTCTTTAGATATTAAATTAATTGGCGGAAATACTGGCGGACCTCTTTTTTCAGGTGCTTTGGGCGAAACAGATACGGCAATTAATAATGGCGTTACTTCTTCTTTTACTTATTTGGATAGCCCAGCAACAACTTCTGCAACTACTTATAAAACTCAATTTCAAAGTAGAAATAATCAAGCGACTGTATATGTTCAATATGCAAATGTGTCAGTTTCATCTATTACACTTATGGAGATTGCACAATGATTAACATTCACGAAGTTATTTATGATTTAAATTCATCTATTACTCATATTCGTGGTGATGTAGCTTATGACAAAGACGAAAACGAAGTGTCTTATGACATGGCTGCTGCGCAAGCTAAATTGCTTGAATTAGAGGCTGCTGAATCTGCTAAAGAACAAGCACAAGCAACTGCAAAGGCTTCTGCACTAGCTAAACTAGCTGCGCTTGGTTTAACTCAAGATGAAATTAACGCATTGATTGGAGCTTAAATGGGAATCAATGCCTTTACTAAAACTGGTAACACCGTAACTTTTACAGCTAATACAAGCGCACCTACACCTGTACAAGTCGTAAACAGCACTATTGGTGGTAATCAATATCGCATCATCAATAGCGGTACTACCGTAGTATTTTTAGGGTATGGCACAACGGCTTCTGATGCAACCAACGCTGCAACCACAATTACCTCAACTGGCACAGCGTTTCCCTTGCTCCCCAGCACAGATGAGATTTTAACTTTTGTACCTAATGCTTACTTTACTGGCGTTAGCACGAGTTCTGCTGTCATTTACATAACCCCTGGCGATGGAGTTTAAAACATGGTTCTTAAGGTCGCTGGCGGTGGTGGCGGTACAGCAGGTGCGGTAAATTACCTTGGCACTTGGAACGCATCTACCAACACTCCCACTCTTAGCTCTGGGGTGGGTACTAAAGGTGGCTATTATGTTGTGTCTGTTGCTGGTACTACTACTCTTGATGGTATCAGTCTGTGGTCTATTGGCGATTGGGCAGTATTTAATGGATCGGTTTGGCAAAAAATAGATGGTTCAGCTAATGAAGCGTTTAATGGTATTACCGTTACAAGCCTTACTGGGTATATGTATGCAAACAATACTAGCCCTGTTACTGCTAGTACAACTATCCCTGTTGCTGCTGTCAGTGGCGCAGTTGCGAACACAGTTAATGTTCTCGCTTCTGGTCTGCTTTCTGGTGGTGGCGCTCTTACTGGCAATGTAACAATTGGTTTGACCTCAGTACCTGTTGCCAATGTGCCAGGTGCAGTACCCAATACAACCTATGTTAACGCTGGTGGATTGTTGACGGGTGGTGGTCAATTAAACGGGAATGTCACATTAAGCCTAACTTCCGTACCTAGCGGTAATGTGTCAGGTCTTGGCACTATGGCAGTCCAAAACGCTAATGCGGTCACAATTACTGGCGGTACAATTAACTCTGTAGCGCATACCAACGGAACATTTGCCAATGCAAACATTACCTCAGTTGCTTCTACTTTCCCCAATAATTATTTGTCTAATAGTGCTGTTACCCTTGGAAATACTAGCGTATCCCTTGGTAGTACTGCTACTACTATCGGCAATCTTACTCTCTCTAATGTAACTATTACCAGCGGTACAATTCCCAATAGCGCAGTCACTGGCTTGGGAACGATGGCGTACCAAAACGCCAATTCCGTAGCAATTACAGGTGGCAATACATCTGTTACTTATGACAACGCTGTTTATCAGATAGCTACCAGCAATATTTCTGCAAATGTCAGTTCAGGTGCGTTTTCTTACGGAACACTAGGTTATTCTGACACTGGAATCGTAGCTTCTTTTGCAAACACAGCAAATAGCTATGTCCAGATGGTCATGCAAAACTTGAGCAATGGTGCGGCTGCATCTACCGATATTTCATTGGTAAATGATACTAGCGCTGCTTATATTGACTTAGGTATTACTTCTAGCAACTTTACAGGCACAGGTAAATTTTATTCTGCAAATGCAGCCTACCTTTATTCTGGTGCTACAGACCTATATTTAGGTACTGTCAACAACAACTCAATTCATTTTGTAACAAACAATACTGTAACTGATGCCGTAACCATAAACGCTAACGGATCGGTCAATGTAGCATCAAATTTAACGGCTTCTGCTCTTACTGTGAGCAACGGGCTTATGTTTAACTCTAGCAATGTTTCTGCCAACACAACAGTGTCAACTGGCTACAACGCTGTATCAGTAGGTCCTATGACCCTGGCTAATAATGTTACTGTAACCGTTGCTTCTGGTCAAAGATGGGTAGTTCTTTGATGGAAACACAAACCATACTTAATATTGCTTTTGGTATAGCTGGCGCTTTTGGTGGCTGGATACTGCGTGTGGTTTGGTCAGAAATTAAACTTGTACAAGAAATGCAACAAGACTTGGAAAGAGATGTTTCTGAGAATTATGTCCGCAAGGATGACTACCGAATTGATATTGCTGAGATAAAAGGGATGTTTAACCGCATCATGGATAAACTAGACACGAAAGTGGATAAACCATGAATATGCAAACCCTTTCAATAGTTGAATTTGGCAATGTTGAATCATTGGATGACTTTTTATTTGAAAATGGCTTACAACATCAGCTATTTTGGAATACTTTGTCCCAAAAAGGGCTTACATACAACAAATTCCCTATCATAGATGCCGATACAAAGAACCTAGATGACTGGCTTTTAGCGCATCAAAGTGAGCATCAAGCCCTTGCTGGATACCTAAATTTATCTAATCCATTCAATATGTTGGATGTAGATTTTCAACAAGAAGAAGCATTTTATGACTGGTTAGGCACTCACTACACTATCCATACACAAATTGCTCAAGCATTGGGGCTAAACTAATGTTTCTCCCCGCCAAAAAAAATCGGGTTTTTGCGTTGCACAACGAGGTAAGCAATGGATGAAACGCTAGATTCAGGTGGTATAGGATCAGTTACCG